TTCAGGCACATAGCCTCCTTCAGGGCCTTCAGGCCTGCATGTGTTTACCGGTAGCATTCGGTTCAACGATGCTTTCCAACTTCTCCTCGACGCACATGCGCACGAACACGGCCAGCTGCAGCTTGTGCAGGCGGGCCACGGCCTTTAACGCCTCATAGGTTTCATCGTCATAGCGGGACTTGATCTCCCGGTCTTTCAGGTGGCGTGTGTCGTCGTATGCCATTGGTGAGGCTCCTTGGTTGTTCGAAAGGGTTAAGCGGCTGTTTTTTGGGATGGGAACGGACGCTGCTCTTGGGCCGACAAGCTGCCGTCCTCTTCGAGGGTCACGAACACATCGCGGCCTACACGGATCGCCTTGCTCAGCGCGCCCTGGGTGCAACCAAGCATCTGGGCGGCCTTGGTATGGCCGTGTTCTTTGGCAAATTCAGTGAGTGTGATTCGGCGCATTGCGGCGTCCTCTACGTAGATTTCACCACAAGTATGACCGCCGGTATTGTTCGTAGTCAATACCGGCGATATTGGTTAATTAAATACCGTGGGTAATACCATCAGCAGATGAAAAAAGACTCCCGACGGCTTCCGTTATCCGAATGGCAGCTGCAAGACAGCGCCCGGCTGAAATCCCTGTTCCAGGCCAAGCGCGGGGAGCTGCAGCTCACCCAGGAAAAACTTGCTGCTGAACTGGGTGATGGTGTCACCCAGGGCGCAGTCAGCCACTTCATGAACGGACGAACCGCTCTGAGCGTGAATGCGGCAGTCGTATTCGCGCGAGCGCTCGGGGTTCCGGTTTCGGAGATAAGCCCCACTCTCGCGGCGCAGATCGAAAAAATGTCTCAGGCGCTTCCTGGTAGAGAGATTCAGCAGGCGATAGATGGCCGCACTCCCCCGCGCAGCTTCGATTTGCAGGAAGAGCCTGGTTACACCGGCGTACTCCAGCTGACCGCGCGCGGCTCAACCGGCGACGGTGACGACAACCCACACGTTGAGATCCGCGGCGTGATGGCGTTCAAGACTTCCTGGCTGCGGGCAAACAACCTCAATCAGAAACACCTGGACGTGATCTACGCCAACGGCCACAGCATGGAGCCGACGATCAACGACGGCGATGTGCTGCTGATTGATGAGTCGAAGATAGAACCGAAGGACGGCCAGATCTTCGCCATGCAGAGCGCGTCGAAAGGCACCATCGTGAAACGCCTGGTGAAGTCCGACTTCGATGGATGGATCATTCGAAGCGACAACCCGGACAAAGCGCGCTATGGCGACGAGACGCTGCGTGATGGGGAGATAAACGAAGTTCGCATTATCGGGCGCGTGGTCTGGCGCGGTGGGATGCTGTAGGCAATACGGAAAATGCTAGACAGGGGTCTTGATTGATCAAGGCAATGGAATGATCTTGAAGAAATATACCTAGGTCGATATAGTGTACGAACTGATCCCTCACAATGATTTGCTAATCGACCTCAAAAGGATACTTGCGACAGATCCACAGGTTGTTTACCGAACTCGAGAGCTAATTGAGGAGCTCAGGTCCAACCAGGATTTGTTGGACAGGCTTTCCCAGCAAAATTATGGGGTATGGCCGAATAAGCCAAAAAGGGATGCTTTCTTCAACGTGAAGATGTGGGCAGAGGCTCAGAAAAATGGGTTAAACCTATGGCGGCTCAGGGATCTCTCCTTGGTTGAAAAGGGCCTTGAGTATCGACTGGTTTACGCGTTCCTTCCGCAGAAGAAGCAATATTTCGTGCTTGCAATTGTTGAGAAAGATTTTGACTATGACACAGATCATCCAGTCTCTAGGCGTGTTTTCGCCACCTACCGATCGCTTGAAGAATTTTACTGGTGAGCCTGGCAAATCAGCCTCTGGTGCTCCACCGGTAATTCTTCAGTTCAAACTGCCCGTGCATAAATCGGTGGCTGCCGATTTGCATACCGATTTCGATTCGTTCATGGCAGAACTCGAGAAAGATCCCGTCCATGCTGCTGGCTTCGCAGAAGCGCGGTCTTGGGTAGCTGACAGCTTTTATGCTGAAGATGGTACTACGATCCGCACCATCCGGCTAAAGGCTGGGCTCACGCAAAAGCAGCTGGCAGTCGCCATCGGCACCAGCCAACCGCAAATTGCGAAGATCGAAAGCGGAAGACATGACCCAGTAATGTCGACCTGTAAGCGTTTGAGTGTTGCGCTCGGCGTTTCTCTTGATGTCATCTGTGACGCAATGGAGCGTCAAGCTTCGCTGAATGCATCAAAGGAGGCCCAATGAATCGTTATGCCTATGCAGTTTTCTGTGATGATATTCGTCAGGAAATCAACGGAAAGATAACCATGGTAGGCATATACACCGATCGGCTGTTCGTTGCCTCCGTTCCTACGGTGTTGCCAAAGCTGTGTCTTGCACTAGCGATGGCCACCGATAAAACAAACATGTTCGAAGAGGTTTGCGTAACGGGCACGTTCGGTCCGGACGAAGTCTTCAAAATGGAGCTTCATAAAGAACAGATACAGAGCATCATTGATCAAGCCCCTGATCCTGAATTTCCAGCAAAATTTTTCACTCTTCAGCTGAATGCAATTCTCACGCCGTTTCAGCTTGAGCGCACAGGAAAACTGGTGATTAAAGTCGTTGCTGATGGTGAAGAGCTTGAATGCAGTGGACTAGAGATGGCCTTGGCGCCACCTGGAACTGTAATTATTTGAGTTAAGCCCGGCCCAGCGCCGGGCTTCTTGTTTCTGGCCTCCTTGCTACACTTTCGGCTTTCCCTACTGGACCCGCTCAATGCCCGCGCCCTACTCCCTCCCCGATATGCTCGAACGCATCTATGAGAACCAGCTCGCCCTGGAGGCCGCCATCATGGAGCTCTCGATCTGGACTGCTAACCATGGCGGCCATCACGTAGACCAGAACGTCCGCGGCGCTTTGGAGACGATTGGCGAGAACGCTGGGCACATCAAGCAGGCTCTGGCCAGGTTGAGATCCCAAGGCCTGGACTGACACATCGCACATTCACGCAGCCCGCCATTGAGCGGGTTTTTTTGTGCCTATTGAAAAATACATGACCGGCGGTATTGACCACTTACAATACCGGAGGTATTGTTCACCCATCGCAGCGACTTACGAGGGACTGCGAAGGGCCTCACAGCCCGCCGCTCTTTAACAGCACGGGAACCTCGCCATCGACTACCCCAGGCATGCCCTGGTAAGTGCGAGCAATAAATAGTCGATGCCACGCCAGCTCTGGAACTGGCCGTGCTCACCAGATGTGAGTACGCGAAACCACGCAAGCCGGTCGGCGAAGAACACCGTCCACGAAATGTGTGACGCCGGCCAGAGATATGAATCGGGCGATGCGCGTGGTGGAGAACGGAATTTTTCACTGATGCACCCAGCTGCAGTTCGGTCGGGTGCATTGGGAAAATAACCGGAGTAGATGAAATGCCAACGAAGCGCGGAAGCGAAATCCAAATAGGTGACGTTATCTATCTCGGCCTGGGCGATCGCACTGGCAGGGTCGCCGACTTCAAAGCGCACCCACAGCTTGCCGAGATTCACCCAGGCTTGACGGCCAGGGTCGCGGTAACTGATCGCGGCTCAATCACGATCATCGACCAGCATCCGATCAGGGTGCCGGAGTGAAGCTTTCACTGGCAGGCCTTCGCAAGAGGGCCTGACGGGAAATCAACCGGGAGCACCAACAATGACCGAAACAACCACGAAGTGCACCTACTGCGGCAAGCCCGCTGAAAAGGTGGTTAAGCGCGAGATTCAGGACCGTAGCCGTGACCCATATACCAATCGCCCTTGCGTTCGAACTCGGACGATGGATTTTTGCAGTGCTGAATGCGGCGGCCGCTACCAAATGGGCTGCGAAGGCTGACGGACCTTTTCACTGATGCCCATCCAGAGCGGTGGTCATCGGGAAAACAACCGCACAATCGAGGATCCCCATCATGGACTAGCCAATATCTGCCCGACGCCACATGCGCCCGGCAGTCACGTACGAAGGTAAAGCCCGGGCAATGTTCGGGCTTTTTTATGCGCCCCTATTACGTCAGCACTCCTCCCCCGCGCCCAACGGCAACCAGCGGAGCGGATGAGTGCATCCGAGTTTTGTTGGATCAACCACAGAGGTTTCCGTAATGCCGAAGATCATTGATGTGATCAGGACGAAGCAGGGACAGACGTTTCTGCTCCTCGACGAATTGCCCCGCTGTGTTTACGAGCGCACCGGAAACCTTTTGATATCCAACGACGGCGGCTTCTACGACTTCCTGAAGATTGATCCTGGATCGCGTGATGCGTTCGCCGGTCGGGCCTTCACGATCAAGCTTACCGATGGGTCGACGCTTGAATGCAAGGGTCAGGTCTGGTCATGCGGCGCTGATGTTGGCGTACCAACCGCACAGGTCGGCGTCGGAACTCTTGAGTCTCTTGCGAACTGCTACGTCTTCAGCTCGGCCATAGTCGACGTATCGCTGGTGAACGAATGGCTCTCGAAAAACAAGCAAAGCAGCCGGTACTACAAGTACGACAAGCGCGAGACGGTCGAGTACTGGGAAGCCATCTACCGCACCGAGAAATGGGGGAATCGAATTTCTCCGGCTCGGGCCCGGAAGCTCCGCAAGCGTGGTGCGACCATCTGGCGCGTAGATGGCAGACCAACTTGGAGCGCTCGCTTCGAGAAGCGCAAGGCGCAAATCCTCGCCGATATCGCAGCAGACTCCTGATCTACCGCCACTCTGGAGGCAACCATGAACGCAACCGCGCTCGCACAAAGTGAATTCGATAACCGCCTGCCGCCTCCAGTGAGCGAAAGCCCTCGCGAAGTTGCTCGGGCTGAGTGGCTGTACAACGCGACCGAGCAGTTGGTGCGGTACGGCAGCAATGTAGCCTTTCAAAGGCGCCAGCATCCAGTCAAAACAGTTACCTCGCACCAGTTCGCAATGGCTGTCGATGAGCACGTCAACGGGAGGCTTGAGGATTGCGAGATCTTCACCGCATCCCTTGGCTATTTGGTGATAGCAGCGGCGAGCGGGCAATCCGACAAAACTGCCGCAGCCGAACTTCTCGGGCCCAGCGATCACCCACTGGGCAAGCTTGGCGAAATCGCAGAGGGCCTACTTCGACCCCTTGTCGATGACGCGCTGATCGCCCAGGCAGAGGACAACGAACTATGAGCCCGCACATCCTGATTGATGAGGCGCTCGAGGCCCTGGAGCATCCCGCCAGCGAGCCCGGCGCCCAGCGCGTCGTCCTGAACATGATCACCAACATGCTCACCGGCAACGTGATCACCACCGAAGAGTTCAACCACTACTGCCAGCGCCTGCTGAAAATCACCAGGCACCGCAAGGAGGCTGCATGACCACGGCACCGGTTAAATCGTTGATCGACGAGCAGCTCGACGACATCGAGCGCCACATTGCCATCCTGGGCTTCGGCCTTCCCTTCAACGAGCTCATCGGCCGCAAGCGTGAAGACCTGGTGCGGGATCTGCCACAGCGCCTGGCGCCAACCATGAAGGGTGGGCGGATTGCGGTGAGGGTTCGGCCATGACGATGATTTGCGGCAACTGCAACCAGACAGGGATTCGCTGGGTTGGCTCATTCATCAATCTGACCCACACCGAATGCCCGCACTGCGGCGGCACGAACTGCCAACTGGTCGATCAGCCGGAATCAGAGGAGCCTGAAATATCCACCTGCGGCTGCGGCGCGCAGGGCGAAGTGAACTACGACGACGGCACCGAGCGGCGTTACTACTGCTACAGCGCCTTGTCGATGTGTTCGCCATGACCACCCAACAGCGGCACCGGCGCCGCGCCATCCGCACTCTGTCGGCGATCGTTGGCCTGACCTTCCTCACCATCGTTTTCCTAGGCCCCGCAATCGGCGGCCTGATCACCCAATAAACAACACCTTCAATCGCTGCGAGCATCGCGGCAGGCCTATGCGCATCCATGGAAATAACACAGAAGCGACTCAAAGAGCTTTTCTGCTATGACCCTGAAACGGGTCAATTCACGCGACGAATAAAAGTTTCAAATCAGCACGCTGGAACGATCGCAGGGGGCTACAACTCTGGCTATGTGATGCTAAGGATTGATGGAAAGCGATGCATGGCACACCGAGCGGCATGGCTTTACATGACTGGAGAGTGGCCGGGTAATGAAATTGACCATATCAACCGTGACGGGCTGGACAACCGCTTTGCGAACCTTCGCGACGTAACCCATGAAGTGAATTCGCTTAATCGCACCAGCAGTAAGGGCGTGGCGGACGAGCCGCATGTTTACTGGGATCGCCGCAAGGGCGGCAGATGGTGGGGTTGCTTTCGAGTTGGTGGAAAATCCCACTACACGGGCAGCTCCCGGGACAAAGCCACAGCACAAAGAATGCTCGAAGAGCATGTGAACAAAGTCTATTCGGCACTCCCCGCCGATCACCTCCCCTCTTAAAGAATGCGGCCGCAAGGATCGCAGGAGCACAGCCATGTCCGCACAACAGCAAGTAATCACCATCGACGACATCAGCGCCGACAACGCGCCGGCCATCTACGTAGCTGGCGGCCTGGGCCAGTTCTTCGAAGCGGTGAAGGCCGAAGTAACTGGCGAGGTGCCAGACCTGACAACCGTGAAAGGCCGCGCGCGCATTGCATCCCTGGCCGCAACCGTAAGCAAGTCAAAAAAGGCAGTTGAAACACCTGGCCGCGATTACTTGAAGCGGCTCAAGGAAATGCCAAAGGTCGTCGAGGCCGAGCTGCGCGATTTCGTCATCAAGATGGACAGCCTGCGCGACACAACCCGCCAGCCGCTTACCGACTGGGAAAACGCAGAGCAGGCCCGCAAGGACCGGCACGTCGATAACATCCAGGCCATCATGGACATGGAAGTATTTGGCGCAACGCCGACTGCAGCTGCGGTGGCGCAGGTGATTGTCCAGCTGGAAGCCATTGAGCTGGGCGACTCTTGGGAAGAGTTCCTGCCAGAAGCCGCCCAGGCGAAAGACCGCACCCTCTCGCTGTTGCGCGCCCTGCACGCCGAGCGCCTCCAGCAAGAAGCCGAGCAGGCCGAGTTGACACAACTTCGTCTGGATAGGGAGGCCCGCGACAAGAAGGACAACGAAGACCGCATTGCCCGTGAAGCTGCCGAGGAAGCCACGCGACTGGCAGAAAAAAAGGCCAGCGATGAAAAGGCGGCTGCCGAGAAACGCGAAAACGATTTGAAGTTGCAGGCCGCCGAAGCCGAACGCAAGGCCGAACAGGCGAAGCGCGAAAAGGTTGAGGCTGACCAGAAGGCAGAGCGCGACCGCATCCAAGCTATTGAAGATCAGAAAAAGGCCGTTGAGCAGGCTCGACTAGCGGAGAAGGCCCGAGCGGATGCCGCCGCAGACGAAATCCTGCGCCAGCAGCAAGAGCGCCAGGCTGACGTAGCGCATAAGTCGAAAATCCTGGGCGAAGCCAAGCAGGCTTTGATCGGCATGAACATCAGCGAAGAGCTGGCCAAGGCCATCGTCCTGAAGATCGCGCGCGGCGAAGTGCCGAACGTATCCATTCAATTCTGAGGTTGCCATGACTAACTCAGCACTGGCCGAGCGCACAGAGACTCGGCAGATCGCCAGCCCGGCGACCACCAATGAATCAACCGCGATGCTGACAATGATCCAGCGGGCCGCGACCGATCCGGCATTCGATGCAGACAAAATGCAGAAGATGATGGAGATGTACGAGCGCCATACGGATCGCACGGCGGCAGCAGCCTTCAACGCCGCAATGGTTCGGGCTCAAGCGGAAATTGGCCCCGTTTTTCGTGACAAGTTCAACGCCCAAACGAATAGCGCTTATGCCGCGCTTGAGTCGATTGATCGCAAGATTTCACCGGTCTACACCTTGCACGGTTTCTCACTGTCGTTCGGCACCGGCGATAGTCCTCTGGTGAGCCATATCCGCACAGTCTGCGACTGTATGCATGAGGCTGGGCATACAAAGACGTATCACGTAGACCTTCCTATCGACTCTGCGGGCATTAAAGGCAGCGTGAACAAGACTGGCGTTCATGCGGCAGGCTCTACCTTCAGTTACGCCCGTCGCTATCTGACAATGATGATTTTTAACGTTGTCCTGACCAACGAGGACGACGACGGGAATGGTGCAGACCCTGAACCTACTCCTGAACCGGTCATCACTTCCGGCCAAGCCGCCCAGCTCGACGCACTGTTGCAGAAGTGCAGCCCAGTACTTCAGGAGAACTTCAAAGCCAAGTACGGCTGTGCCGCCAACGTCTTCAAATCCGAATTCGATGCCGTCTCTGCTCGAATCAGCAAGTCCGCCAGTCGGCCGCAGGAGTAAGCCATGCAAATAATCACTGAAGTTGAGCAGGGTTCGCCGGAATGGCTGGCTCTGCGCTTGGGTATCGTCACTTGCTCGGAACTAGAGTGCTTGCTTACTAACGGCAAGGGCGAGGCCGGTTTCGGTGTCGGCGCCTTCACCTACATGAACACCCTGATCGGCGAGCGCATCACCGGCGAAGCTGCCGACCCGTTCATGGGTAACCGCCATACCGAGCGCGGACACGAACTGGAAGGTGTCGCCCGCAAGCTCTACGAGCAGCGAGAGGAAGTCGAAACCAACCAGGTGGCGATCATCCTCAACCACGGCGCCGGATACTCGCCTGACTCGCTGGTGGGACCTAAGGGCCTGACCGAAATCAAAACCAAACTCCCGAAGTTCCAGGTTGAGGTGATCCTCTCCGGCGAGATCCCCAAGGAACACGTCGCCCAGTGCCAGGGCGGCCTTTGGGTATCGGAGCGCGAGTGGATTGATTTCGTTTGCTACTGGCCCGGTATGCCGCTGTTCATCAAGCGCGCTTACCGCGACGAGGCGATGATCCGCAAGCTGTCCGAGCGGGTTAAGACCTTCTACGAAATCCTCGACGACCGCATGAACCAAGTATTGGGGATCGCAGCATGATCAGCATCCTACAGAACGAAGTAGAGCGCCTTCGGCCAGCGTCCGACGAACTGGCGGCCCAGGTTGCGCAGTTCCTGGCAGACGGCGGCAAGATCGACAGCTCTGGAAAGTCAAAGCCCAGGCCGGAAGTACTCGCCAGCCTCAAGCAGCCACCATTCTTTCAACGCCAAGCGGTCAAAACTGAGACCGATCTACAGGTGGCGCGCATCCGCGAGATGGCGCCAACCATGAGCCGCCGCGATATCTGCGAGAAGGAAGGCATCACCCTCGGCGTATTAAAAGGGATCGCTGGCCGGTACGGAATCACATTCCCCATCAGGCCAAAGCAGCCAAGCCCGCCAAACAAAGTTGACTCAATCAGGGATGCGTTTTTGGTCGTCCGTATCGGTGAGTGCATCGCCGCTGGCGTCAGTCGGCAGCAGTGCTGCATCAAGCTCAAGATCAGCTCCACCTTGCTCTACCGCCTGATCAAGGAATACGAGATCGACTATCCAAAGCTGAAACCCGCATTCCGATGAAGCGGCGAGTTCAGCAACGCAAACGTCAAACCTGGCTCGCACTGCCGGCCAGCGGAATAGAAGAGGTAGGCCATGGCCGAGGAAAAGCAGGAGCCGACGGCGGAAGCCCTGAAGCAGCGCCGCAAGCGCGAGAAGGCAGCAGCGAAGGACGCTGCCTTGGGCGTCGAGAAGTTTACGGTTGAGGTCGCCGGCGTGTTCAAGGCCGACCTCAAGCGACTGATGAAGCAGCACGGCTTCAACAACCAGCAGGAAGTGTTTCAGAACCTGCTGCGCAACGTGATCGCCGCCGACTTCGATACCGCTACTCGAATGCTTCGCTGTGTCACGACACCTTTTGTAGTTACTGAAAAGGTGTCGCAGATAATCAGGGCCGCGGGAATGAAGTCGATCGCCGAAGACCCTCCAGAGCCTGACGACGAAATCAGCCGGCCTGATTAGGCTTCCATTCCGGATGCTTATCCTGCATGAGCTCGATAGCTTCCCGATAGTAACTCTTGCCGGAAGCTTGGCTGAGTTCGATCTTTTTCTCGCCGCTATTGGTCTGCAGTTGATAACTCAAATTGTCCCATTCATGAACCCAGTAAGCTTCACCGCTTTCTGCGTCGTATTCGACGTAATACCAGGACTCATCACGCCCACCGATGCCGTTTTGTCCGATTTTGTAACGCATCTTTAGCCCTCCCCCGTTAATCCGGCTCCATGCCGGTCACCCGTAATACCCCAACCCAAACCAAATTGCCACCACCGGTAGCTAAGAATTGTGTCTGGTCGATCTCGACATCTACTGCTCGGGAGCGGGCAATTTTTTCACCACGTCAATATTCTTAAAAATAGCTTTCGCTCTTTCTGGAATGATGTATGTGCCAATCAGGATGTGCTCAATGACTTCAAGAGCTAGCAGGAGCTGGTCCTTCGAATGTGCCAACGCTTTATGAGCTGCACGATTGCCTAGAAGCCTGATCTTGTGCAGAGTTTCAACACCCTCTTTGGTGACCAGGGATCGTTCATGAAGATCATTAATTTTCAACTCGAGATTACGACCCTTGGCCTTAACGTCAGAACATATTGATTCAAGTAAAGCCCTAATCGCGATTCCACCGATTATAAAAAGCTCGCTTTCGACGGCTGTTCGAGCCTCTTTATATATTTGTCCAATACCCCAAGGCAGCAACCAATGATCGATAACTTTTGAGCCTGGAACTCGACCGGGATAATAGGTAATCGTGCGATTGTAATATGCATCATTGGTTTCATAGTCATGCTCGTAGTCCTCAGAGTTCGTAGAGCAAACTCTAAACGACACTTCCTCGCATCCTAGACATTGAATTATCTGGTTTTCCTCGTTCCAGTCGACAGAGTTTCCACCACCGCAGTCCTCAGAGCCATTCTCTTCAAGGCATGCCACGATCCTATGCTTGGTTTCCACACAGCATTTTTTGCAAGGAAATTTTTGAGCGTTATCCGTTTCAACGGTCAGTTTAAAGACTCTGGTGATCTGGCCCATGCTCGCCTCCCTCGAAAACATTGAATCTTACAAATACCTCACTTAACCGAATCACGCCAGCCGGCGAGGATCCCCTATGTCCGCACAACAGATTGACGAAAAGAAGCTCGAGCGCGCAATCCGCAAGATCAAGCATTGCCTGGCACTGGCTCAAAGCGCCAACGAGAACGAAGCCGCCACCGCGCTCCGGCAGGCCCAGGCATTGATGCGCGAGTACCGGCTGACTGAGATGGATGTGAAGTTGAGCGACGTCGGTGAAGTCGAGTCGTCCCTATTCCGCGCCAAGCGTCGACCGGCATGGGATCAACAGCTGAGCATCGCCGTAGCAGAAGCATTCAGCTGCACAACCCTGCGGCGCCGGACGTGGTGTTCCGCAAAAGGCCAAATCATTGAGTGCGCGACATTCGTCGGCGTATCTCCCGCCCAGAACATCGCCCTGTACGCGTATGAAGCACTGCACACCAAGCTTACTCAGGCACGCAAGGAGTACTGCTCGGCAGTCAGGGCGGGAGTCAATCGTAGCCGGTATTCGGCAGAAACTGCCGGTGATCACTTTGCGCTGGCGTGGGTTTGGGAGGTCCAGTCGAAGCTGAAAGCTCTTGTGCCTCAAGACGACGATGATCCGCTGGGGAGCCCCGCCACCGGCCAAGACCTCGTCGCGATTCAGGCGCAGGACAAGGCACTGATCAGCGAATATCTCGCTACCCAGGAAATCGGGAAGTCTAGGAAAGGCAAGGCGGTAGAGCTGGATCTAAACGCCCAGATCGCCGGGATGCTCGCCGGGAGCAAGGTGGAGCTGCACGCCGGCATCGCGCGCGGTGGCGAGGATATCCTCGCGCTATCCGCAATCGCCTGATCCCCCTCCCCTCAACCACCGGGGGATGGCCAGACCGGAGCTCACCATACCTGCAGAAAACCTATAGGCCTGCCCCAGCAATCAATCGGGCTCCGACTTCACGCCCAGCTACCTGCGCCAGGCCACGGTCAACATAGGTTCGATCACCCGCAACAACCGGAACCACAACTTCACCACCGCGCTTCACCTCGACGTTGATACGCCAGGTCTCCCGGCCTTCATCGTCCTTGTCGCACTCCATGTAGTTCCAAACCTGAAAGCCTTCGATCTCATCGTAAATATCGTGCTTTGTCATGGTCCAGCCCATTTAGAGGAAGGGGCCATCGTAGCACTACACCGCCCGGGCATGGCCCGGCAAGGACTCCCCGTGAAACGGATTTACCTGAGCGGCCCTATGACCGGCCTGCCCGACCTCAACTTCGCCGCCTTCCATGCCATGACCACCAACCTGCGCGCCGGCGGCCACACCGTCACCAACCCCGCCGAAATCAACCCAGACGGCGGCACCTGGAACGACTGCATGCGCCGCGACATTGCAGCCCTGATGGACTGCGACACCGTGGCCACCCTGCCCGGCTGGCAAGAATCGAAGGGCGCCCAGCTCGAAGTCCTGATTGCCCAGCACCTCGGCATGACGGTTGTGAATGCCCATGATCTGGTATCCACAGAGATTGCAGGATGAGCAAATTTTTCATTTTGACGGTCGCCCATCCTACGATGGTGGGCTGACGCCTTTCGAATTCTGTAAAGCGTCCGCCCGCCGGTTGGCTGGACCATAATTTGGTATATAGTCGGCGGACTTAATCAGTGGAGATGGCCATGGACTGGAAAGAAGAATTCAAACAAAAAATGCTTGGCCCCTATATTGAACTCGATGATATTAATCCAGGTTTCCTATTGAAATTTGGCAACATCCCGAAGCAGCTTTTCAAATACAGAGAATTTGACACAAAAGATAACGCTATAAAAAACCTTATCGAAAATACAGTCTGGATGAACTCACCTCAAAATTTTAACGACCCATATGACTGCTCCCTTACAGTCAAATTAAACAAAGTCAACCCTTCTGTGTCGGGCATCGCTGCACTTTATGACGAGCTGGGCATAAGCAAAGAAACCCAAGAAGTAGAATTTAAAAAATTTCTTGAAACAGATGATCCCATGGCGAGTGCTATACGATTTCTCGTCAATGAAAACATCTTAGAAGACAAATTAGCAGAAGAACTAATTTTCGCTATTGATAATTACAACAATGTTATAGTTGAAGATTTTTCCGAAAAAACAAAAAACCTTACAAAGGTATGTTCATTTAGTGAGTCAGAGCAATCCACATTAATGTGGTCGCACTATGCCAGTTATCACACTGGCTTTTGCATAGAGTATGACTTCACAACGCTTGACCCAGAGTCGCTAGTTACTAGATTTTTATACCCTGTGTTTTATAGCGACCTGTTACATGATCATTCTGATTTTATAACCGGAATAGATATCAACAAGGCAAACCCCCTATCTATAGTACTACCTGTGATAACCAAGGCATCAGACTGGGCATACGAAAAGGAATGGCGACTCGTATTCTCTAACAACTTCATGAAAGAGCCCCAAACATGCCACGTTCCCAAGGCAGTGCGAGTATACGCAGGGGTTAAAATCAGTTCTGAAAATCTGAGAAAACTCGAAAGCGTTTGTACCGAGCTGGAGATACCCTTGACACGGATGAAAATGTCTAGCACTTCATTTAGTATTATTCCTGATATAAGTCTTAATCAGTAAGCTTCGAATAAATAAAAGGCTTCCCTCACTGACTAAAGTGCTGGATATAAAACTGAAAGTGCACGAAACAGCGTAATTTTCGCAAGGAGTACATTTGTACTCCGCCCCTATTTCAACTCCCTCCCCCTTCAAAGTCAGCCGCTATAGCGGCAAGGACGAAGTCATGCCTGAAGAAATTGCAATCAGCCTCAATCGCGCGGCGCGGGACGTTGTCGCCGAACGTCAACGCCAGGTTTCAGCCGAAGGCTATTCACTGTACCGCGATGACCTGTATGTGAAGGGCGAGCTGGCAGAAGCCGGCGCTACTTACGCACTTCTTGCCGGAAAGCCGACAACCCAAAGCACCGCCTGGCCCTGGGGGCAAGAGACGTTCAAGCCAAGTTCGGATCGGCGCCGTGACATGGTGAAGGCTGCCGCGCTGTTGCTGGCAGAAATTGAGCGCCTGGATCGTGTAGGCCTGATCAAACACTGTCCAGTGCGGCGTGACGAAAACGGGATGTTCCAACACCCCGACATGCCGGACTTCGATGAGGGCGACGGTGATAAGTGCAAGGCCTGGATCGCTGCACAGGGCTTGCAGGTGAAGATGGTGTCACTCGAATACCACAGCGACGAAGCGGTCTCTGAGCGCTATTTCGAAGCCGGCGACCCGGACTGCAGCTACTGGGAGCCGGACCGGCCTGATGGCGAAGGCTGGTTCTGCCTGGCCATTCACGACACCGACGACGGTCCTGTCTGCTGGTGGGCACGCCGGGAGGTGACACCGTGAGCCAGATCAAAGAACGCCCTATCCTGTTCTCGGCGCCGATGGTGCGGGCCATCCTGGAAGGCCGGAAGACGGTCACGCGCCGGGCAATGAAGTGCCAGCCCGACGCAGATGCCAGCATCACGGTTGAGTCGTACAACGTGACAGTCACCAATCGTCTCGGCTACCAGGAGGCAGGGCCAGAGATATTTGGCGCCTGGTGGCGTGATGGCGAGTCTGGGTGCAAGTGCCCCTACGGCAAGCCAGGCGACCGGCTATGGGTGCGCGAGACCTGGGGCTTACAAGTCCGCAGCTACGGCGGCGGAACCGGCGAACACATCGTCTTTCGCGCCACCGCTCCAGACGCCATCTACTGCAAATCGGCTAGCGGGCAAGAGTATCCAGTGAAGTGGAGGCCAAGTATTCACATGCGCAGGCACTCAAGCCGCATCCTGCTGGAGATCACCGACGTTCGCGTCGAGCGGTTGCAGGACATCAGCGCCGACCAATGCCGGCGCGAGGGATATCCAGCAGATCGGCAAGCGGAAACTGGCGGTAGCGATATGGACGCGTGGCTTTGGTTTCGGGATTTGTGGCAGCAGATAAACGGCCCTGAAAGCTTCGGCGATCAGCGGGTCTGGGTGGTCGAGTTCAAGCGGGTGACGCCATGATCGCCACCCTCTGGTTCGCCTACGTCTTCCCCTAGAAAGTGCCGGAATGAGCCGGCGCAAGAAGTCAAATGTTGCGATAGATCCCAAAGTGTTTAGTGGAAGGGATAGGTGAAAGC